AGCACATGAACCAATTCTTGCGGCCAGCAGGGTCTAGCACCATGTACCTAGTGACGTTTATCCTAGGAATTTTTTCGTGGGGTATGACATTTACATCCGTACTAAAATTAGGGAACTGACAGCTAAAGCTCTTGGTAGGAATCCCATACGCACGGCACAGAATTTCTTCCTCTGGCCTATTAGCTAAGTCTTTGGCAATACGGTCATAGCCGCCAAAGGGATTGTCCTTGGTATGGAAGTAGATAACGGCGGCATTACGATTCTTGGAGTGTTGGATAGTAGACACCATTCTTCCCCCAAGAAGTTCTGCTGGTTTGCTTTCTATTGTCGTAGCCCCGCCAATGTAGTCGCGCACCACCTCCGTGTATCCATCAATAGGGGTGAACGTCACAATCATCTTAGCATTGCGGGTAGCCAAACGGAATCTAAGGGTGTTCAGTAGGTCTGGCCCAATCAAGTACTCGTCGCACCATGCCCCAATGTTCATCACCTTAGCATCCCTACAGCCCAGCTCAGCACCTTCCAGGATCGTATCGTTGTTCAAATACTGCGCGTATGTCTTAAAAATTATTTGCGACAGGCTATTAGGCAGAATCAAACTCCCTTTGCTAAAGCCGTTCTTTCTAGTGTAGCTGACATTCTCCTCAGCCCCCAGCATTTTCTTCCTATATTCTTCTGGCAGAGCATCATAGATGGCACTCTGCTGTTGACGGATGGATACGTCGGCGTTCTGGCTAAAGCACATGATGACGCTGCCGTGGTTTTCAATCGCCGCCTGCACCACAGCCCTAGCTGCATAACTTGTTTTACCAGAACGATTACCGCCGCTAATCAATATCTCTGTAAACTTGGCAAGCTGCTGGTCAGCCTGTTTCCAATGCGGCAGGACAAAGCCATACCGATAGCTGTCCCGCTCGCTGTTAGCAATCGAGGAATGATATATCTCCCACAGCTCCAGCAACTTGCTAGGCTCCATCTGCGCCATCTCATCAGGCGTAGGGGGACAAAGCACTGGGTGTGGTTTCCAACGTAGGCTCATGCGGCGTTATCTGGCGGCAACACAAAGCTCTCCACAGGAATAGCATCCTTAACCAAAGAAGTCTTAGCAGCATTGATGGCAGCAACAGCATCCTCTAAGGAAGGCTTCCCAGACCTATGCTCAATTACCACCTTAGCCTCGCCCAAGCTCTGTAACGCTTTATCCATAGCAATACCGTAGGGCAGCACAAGGTCGCGGATGTTCACCTTCTTCATAGCCTCCTCATCATTCGCTAACATCTCAGCCTTCTGAGCAATCAGTAGCCGCATCTTCTCCGCTATCTCAAACCCATCTGCTGCAAGCTGTTGCCTACGAACATCCATAGCCACTTCATTGCGCGCCTTCAAACTACTAATGGCATTAAACGACAAACCTGTTTCCTTGCGTATCTCCTCAAACGTCCATCCCTGACATAGCCTCTCTAACGCCAACACAGCCTCTTTAGGACGTTTTGATTCCGTAAGCGCACCATTCCCCCCATGCGCCGCCACACTCGCCGCAATGACAGGTAGAACGTATTCCTTATCCATCCCAGCATCCTACCCCCCAACAACATCTGTGTCAACAACAAACCGCTATGTCCATTATCTCTGACGATATGTCCTGCGGCATCTATACTACCTATAAGGAGTATTTTAGCTTTACCACCTAGGGGTAGTAAGCAGGCAGGCAGGCATATTGCTATTTTTTTTAAGGGGCAGCGGATGAATCCCAATCACAGTCAACCAGCCGCTGGTCAACCCCCTCCCCCCCCTTGATACCTGAGTTGTTTAGTATAGATGGTAAGTACCGGTAATGAGAAGCTGTCTCAATAGACTGCTGCCAGAAGCTTGCAATAACCTAACGCAAACAGCTTGCGGCTAGTAGTAAGCATCTATACTACTTTAGTAAACATGGCTAATTAGAATCATTCTAAACAGGATTCTTGATACCTAGGTATACCTTTTAATCAAATCGCCTAGGATTGGCTGCAATCGGTGGCTAATAGCTTATGCAACTGTTTAACTTTAGGGGCGTGCGTGAGATTATGGGGATGGGGGGAAGGCATTGCCCTGACTGTTCGGCTGACCGTTACACCGCTCCGCTCCGGCTTGCGCGGCCTAGGGGCCGCTTGCTTGCTCCCGGTAGTTTGGTTCTTGGGATGGGGCTTTTCTCTCTCCCTTGGTTTGGGGGCCGCCGAAAAAATCTTCATTCTATTTTAAAATAGTTATTGCAATCTGTAATTCATGCCCCCATATTAATCTCAGTCGAACGAAAACCGCTCGACGCAACCAATAGAAAAAAATGACATTAGAATATCAAAACGCATTAGAAGTTTCGCTGAAAGCTTCGGCCGTCTTTTCCCTCGCGCAAGTTGCTTATCGTACCAAGAAAACGAACGATGCTGAGTTTTTGGCAGCTCGCGCTATTTGGGATGAGTCGCAGAAAGTTTTTGATGCAGCTTATGCGGCCGAATCCCCTATGAAAAAATATACCTTTTCAGTCTATTCTCCATTATTGGAAAAGACTTTTATTAATTCAGATTATTTCAGTAGTGATGCCGATTTCCGGCTTTTTGCGTTAGCCTTATACTCCGGCAACTGGTCACTTATTTCAGTAGAATAACATTCAACCAACATAAAAAAATGAACACCATAAAAGTCCCCGCGTATTTTTTTGACGATTATGACGTGCGCGAGCTTCCAACACCTCGCGTTCTTAGTCGCACCGCACGCACTGTGACGGTCGCCGCCAACGACTTAAATCTAGCAGAGCTACTCAACGATGCCGAACACTACGCTAACCGCTATGGCCCTACCGCGGGAGACCCAGATTATGCGGGTCTCAGGTCAAGCGCGAGGGCTACGGTTAGAGCAATCAAAAAATTTGCCACCATTTAACTCTAACATTCAACCAACATAAATATGAAAGGGAATATGTACGCTACGACCCAATATCTTGCGCGGCCCGAAGTGAAACAAGAAATCCTTCGCGTAGCTCAACTCGTTCAAGATTACCACCGTATATGCAATAGCATTAACAAATCGAGGGATTTGTACGAGATACGCAATTTGGGATATAAGTCGCAAGAAATGATTAGGGAGCTTGTGGCCTTAGGAGAATTGCCTGAATCTGCGCTTTAATCGCAAGCCCGCAAGCCCCGCTCACAAGCCCGCTCCCGGTTCGCCGGGGCGGGCTTTCCCGGTGCAACAGTAAAACATTAAATAAATAAATATCATGCAAGCGATTACTAGTAAATACCTGCCCGCAACCAATACAAAATGCAGTCGCATCAAAGCCATGTGTGAACGTGGCTCAGTTACGATTCCATTTAATCATTCAGGGGACAGCGAAAACGCCCACAGATTAGCCGTTGAAGCATTGGTTACAAAGTTTGTCGCCGAAGATTCAGACCATATTGCAATGTATCCTGAAAGCAACCCGTGGAGCCGTCCCTTTGTGAGCGGGCAAACCCATAATGACGGGCCTTACGTTCACGTTTTCCTTTCCTAACCTCAACCCATATAAATATGCAAACGATTAAACAAGAACATTCAAACTCTGCGGCTTACTGGGGCGAAAACGAATCTTGGCTTATTGCTTACGCAATAAATCGGGACAGTCACGCTCTAGAGCGTTCCAATTTCCGCATCATGCTAAGGGATTTGGGCGGGGAATCTGAAACGGTGAATATTTCCCGCTCTAATCATTGGGCGTGCGGTTGGGTAGAATACATCACGCTCGACCCGTCTGATTTGGCAAAGGTTAAGATTGCAAGGGCTAATCTTGCAAGGATTGAAAATTATCCCGTTCTAAATGATGAGGACTACGGGCAAGAGGAGGAGGAGGAGGCCCAAGAGGTTTGGGCCAAATGCTATAACGTAAAAGACCGCATCGCCTATATACGCAAATTCTATGACCAGTTTGCTTTTAGCGGATTAAATGACGCAAGGGCGTGCATTAGGGGAGAATACTTTTCGGGATATTCCAGCGAATTGCTTAACTAATCCCCAAACACTCAAACCCCATGCCCTGCCGTCTCATGCGTGAGCGGCGGGGTTTCGGGGCGTCAACGCTTGGCAATTCCGCCCGGCTTTGGCTTTATACACATGAAAACACATACAAACGGCCCGTGGTCGGCTAACCTCAACGGGCTAGCCCGTGACAAGCAAGATGCACCGCAATGGACAGTCGGGAAAAGCTGCGAGTGTTTGGTTATTTTACCAAATCGCAGCACACCCGAAGAAACCGAAGCAAACGCCCGCTTAATCGCCGCCGCGCCTGATTTGCTTGCCGCAGCTATTGCCGCGCTGACCATTGTAAACAGGGAACAACCTGACGGCAGCATTGCCGCTGACCTGCTTAAAGCCATTCGTAAGGCAACTAAGGGGGACGCATGAAAACCATATACGACCTTGCCTTGTGTTTAATGGCCCTTGCTTGGGTTGCAATTTGCTTTGTATTGGTTCCCGATATGTTTAAGGGAGACGACAATGACTAAACCAAACAAGACAGGCCCTAAAACGGCCCAAGACGGGCCGCGCAAGAAACTCCTGACAAGACCGTACATAAGCGCAACCAACTTCCGCAAGCTAGGATTGTTCCGTTCGCTGTATGGGGTTGCAGCAGGAAGAATTTTCGACGCTGCAATGGATTTTGCTTCTACTCATCGAGACTTTAAGTTACCTACTAAGGGGCGCAAACTAAACCACGAACAAACAATAAAGGAATCAAATGGCTAATATATTAGATTTGGCAGAACGCTTTATAGAATCAAAAAGCTGCATGGCGGCAAATTCTAAGGGCGTAGTAGCTTGGGGCATTAAGAGCGGACTAATCACCGTTACGGCCCCGGAGCATGGCGCGGACTACTGGCTCTCTCAAAAGAGGCGGCAAAAGGACAAGGACGCAAGACGGAAGGACAAGGTGGAACGTCTAAAGCTCAAGATTTTGGCATTAGGGGGAAAATTATAATGAACAAAATAATGACATTAAAGAACGGGGGGGCTTGTATAGACATTTCCCCTATGACGGAATGGGATTTTGCAGCCGTGTTTCATGGCCGCGAAATGCTAATCCTTGAAAATATGCTTGACGGAAAAATCCGTCGCGGGTACAATTCAAACATAAAGCCGCTAACAGTAAATGGGAAAACAAAAACAAGCGGCAAGAAACAAACAGCTAAACAGTTTAAGGCTAAAACCATTAATAGATAATTATATGAAAATAGAATACATCATACAGGAGGCATCCAAATGCCCACACGGAGTCAATTACTATGACTCTTTAGAATTAGGAATATTCAAACGGCTTGACCATGCCTTGCGGGTATTGGTCAAGATGGAAAAGGCTAAAAGCTCATTCCGCTATCGGCTTGTAAAGAGAGTTGAAACAATCGAAAAGGATAACGCTTTATGAATATCACCATAGACAACACACGGCATTTAGGCGTTGGCGACACGATTTTTGCCACAGATTACATCGCAATGCAGGATGATGAAAACCAATACGACTTCATCGCCGTTGGAGGGGAGTATGACGGCCATATTCTTGACGGCACTGAGGAATATGAGTTTCGGCGATTAAATGTCCAAGACCCAATAGATTTGATTGCAATAGAGTACGACATCCAAACGGCTATGGGGCGTGCGGCCCTTGTAATCGCAATCGAAAACGTAGCCACATTAGACCGCAAACAACGAGATTATGGAAGCCGCAACATCTCCGAATTTGGAGAGTTTGGAATTCTGATGCGCGTCTGGGACAAAATCTGCCGCCTGAAAAACCTAATGGGAAAAGAAAACCCACAGAACGAGAGCATAGATGATAGTTGGCTTGACATGGCAAATTATGCCATCATCGCTATTTTAGTTCGCAGGGGAATCTGGAAATAACTCCAAACCTCGTTCAACGTCAGTCAAAAACATAACAAGTATATGAGTCTAGAAAATGCAATCAATACTCCCGCAGGGGAATATATTAAGGGTGGCTTCGCGGCCACGATTCAACTGCCACAAACACGGCAAACTAAAACAGGGAAAGCCTTCTATGTCTGTAAGGCCGCTGATGGAGCGCATCGTGCAGACCTCAGCAGTTTCTCTCAAGACTTTTCCAAGTATGACAACCAGCGCGTTCACTTTTCGGGCATGGGCCTCAAAAGGGGCGACGACTACAACGGCACAGCTAAAATCACCATTGGTGACAAAGCCGTGTGGAAGTCATTGGGTGCTGGGGATGCCGCCGCTGAAGTTCATTCAGAGCAGACGCAAGCGTTCCCGGCTACGGCCACACGCTCTGCTCCTCGACCATACGTCCCGCCTGTAAATGCTCCGAGAGTTGAAGGTATGGCAGTCGGTAATGCGCTAAGTAACGCCACCCAGCTAGCCATCGCTTACAAAATTCAATCGGAAGCCTTGGAAGCCTTCCTTTTTCATACAGCCTCAAAATATTTGAGGACTGCTGGCAGGTTGTTGTCTGGCGAACTTGCTACATCTAACATCACAACCGCTACGGTTGTAATGAAGGATGAGTCAGAAGAAGCACCGTTTTAATTATCAAGCAGGGGTCGGCTTTGCCTTCTCCTGCTTCCCTTTCCTAAATATAAATACAATGAGTTTAGATTCTGGACATTGGTACACCCTGGACGGCCAAGCCGCCCACACACAAGCGACGAAAACGAAGGGCGCAAAGCCTACGCGCCCCACTACAATCGCGGACGCTAAAAGACTGGGGCTGTTGCCAAGCGTCTCCGCTTACACAAGGATGCTGGCCGCGCCCTACCTAGAACGCTACAAGATGTTAGAGGTAGCGAAGGCTTGCTATAATTGTCCCCCTGCTGGTGAGGAAACCTATGACGACTATGCTCGCCATATTCTAGAAAAGAGCGGTAAAGATGGCTCCGGGGCGGCGGACGTTGGAACCAAAGTTCATGCGGCACTTGACTTATACTTTACTGATACAGCGGCGTATAATAGTTGCCCCGATATTCAATGTCAGGATGGTAGCGTTGTTCCCGTAGATGCCTTCGTTTTGCCTGCGGTCGCCAAGATAAAAAGCATGGAGCTATTCGTGAACAAGACCGAAAACATTATAGTCAATGCGGCCTACGGCTACGCCGGGACAACTGACATGATATTCACTAAGGGCGAGAAATGCGGCATACTCGACTTCAAGACCAAACGCACCAAACAGGATGAGCCTGTCATATCTGGAGACACTCACGCCATGCAGATTGCTGCTTATCATGCGGCATTTTGGGGTGCAGATGACGGTGAGCCTATTGGAGTCAATGCGGTGGGCTACAACGTCTACATCTCAACAACCGAAATCGGGCGGGTGGATGTGGTGGAGTATTCACGGGACGAGTTGCTGGAGGGCTGGCAAGCCTTCAAGTCCTGCTTACAACTTTACAGATACATCAAGGGCTTTGACCCAAGAAAGAAATGACTGAACCAATACATATTCTTTCGTTAGGGGCTGGGGTGCAATCATCCTGTTTGGCTTTAATGGCCGCTAAAGGAGAGGTTGGCCCAATGCCAGTAGCCGCAGTCTTTGCAGATACTCAAGCCGAGCCTGCTAGTGTTTACAAATGGTTGGATTGGTTAGAGACTCAATTACCGTTTCCTGTTTATAGAGTTACCGCTGGCAGTTTAACCAAGGAGAGTTTGAGGGTGTATGTTAATAAAAAAACAGGCAATCCATACCTTCGCGCTTTGATTCCTGCATATACTTTGAATCCTGATGGCAGCAAGGGTTTGGCTGGGAGGCATTGCACGGCAGACCACAAGCTGCGGCCTCTATTTAAGAAGTGCAAAGAAATTGCACAGATTAAACGTGGACAGAAAACGGTTGGAGTAATTTCATGGATAGGCATTTCACTGGATGAAGTATCTCGTATGAAACCCAGCCGGGAAGCATGGTCTGAATCTCGCTGGCCGCTTATTGAGAAGGAAATGACAAGACACGATTGCTTGCGCTGGATGGATAAGAATGGTTATCCCGTTCCGCCCCGTTCCGCCTGCACTTATTGCCCATTTCATTCTGACCATGAGTGGAAGCGGCTGAAGAACAATGAACCAGAAGCGTTTTTAGAGGCCATTCAGTTTGAAAAAGACTTACAAGCTCACCATTCTCAATCTCACATCAAAGCGGCATTAAAAAGTAAACCATATTTACATAATAGTTTGGTTCCGCTTGGTGAGATAGATTTTAGCGAAGATACAACGCAGGGAAGTCTTTTATTCCACAACGAATGCGAGGGAATGTGTGGAGTTTAATTTGGTTAAAACAGAAACTATAGAAAAATGAATTACGAACAAACATTTATTGGTAGCTGCTTACAGGATGGGGCCAACATTGACCTAGCAATCCAAGACGGGCTTGTGCCAGCCTGCTTCACTACGGATGACAGGCGCGACATTTGGGGCGCATTATTGGGCAACCGCACCGAGGGGCGGCAGACAGATACGACTGGCATATTCATGCAAATGGGGACGAAATGCCCTAGCACGGAGCTGTTTGCCTGCGAAGCGGCGGCCCCTACAACAGCCTATGCCAAGAAGTGCTTAAAAACCATTATCGAAGCCTATGGAATCAGTCTGATTAAGCCTGCCCTAAAGGGTGTGCTGGAGAAAATAGACAAAGGGCTGGACTATGACGCTGTAAAATCGTCTGTAGATGCCCTAGAATCAATTCTGCGGCCATCCGTCAGCCAAGACGTATCCATGCCTCAAGTTATTGACGAAGCCTCTCTATGGGCAACGCAGCAATGCTCTGGGAAGGTTCCTGTGGAAACCGTTGTTATGCTTGGACTTAAAACATTTGACGCTCTAGCCACACCCATACAGGAGCATGAGTATGTTGTCGTAGGTGCTAGAACATCAACAGGTAAGAGCAGCTTCATGGCACAGGTGGCAGGATATAACCTCCGGCGCGGTCTCAAAGTGGCCTATTTCACCTTAGAAACGTCTAGCCGGAGCCTTGTGCTGCAGATTGCGGCACAAAGGGCTGGGGTGAACCTCCGAAATCTACGAGACGAGTTCCCGCCACAGCAGGCCAAGTTTCAGCAGGAGCTTGCAACATTGAGAACGCAACCGTTTCTAGTGTTCGACCGTGACCTCACCTTGGACAAGATTGAAGCGCGTTGCCGTTTGCTTGCCACTTCGTTTAAGCCTAACCTTGTCATCATAGACTATCTGGGGCTTATTAAAGTGAAGGCCGACGGAGCCTATGAGCGCATGAGTGCGCTGTCTAAGGCCATGATTCCTTTGAAGAAGTCGTTAGGCTGTGCGCTGATGGTGGCGGCACAACTTAATCGCGGCAACGAAAGAGAGGATAGACCACCCAATAGAACAGACTTCCGGGACACGGGTTCTA